TGAACAGGTCAGCATCAATGGCCAGTGTGATGGTCTGCTTTGCAAGCACCGCATCCATCCACTTGTTGCCGTACCGTGCTGACTTGCCAACCATGTTGACAGTATCAGTGATCGTGTTGCTGACACCGATGACGGTATCAAGGACATTACCGATTGCTTGCTTCGTGTTCGCCATGGAACACCTCCGCAACAGGCGAAGCCTGTTCTACCGGGGGGGTACTTCGTGTCCTCAGTGTCTCCCCAGTGTCTCAGTGCCATGAAACATAATCATCACCAATTTTGGTATGCTCCCCCTAAATATATTTAAGGTGTTCTTCCTAAATATGCTGAGGGTATTCTTCTTCAAAAATATATTGTAGGGATTTTTTATATAAGACCCCAAATATAAATAGGAAAGGCTCCCCTGTAGGGGAGCCTTAACATTCAATCACTACCGGAGACGTAGCTTGAATTGTGAGTGTTATATCCCCACCTCTCACTGGGGTTTGGCAAGTACCCGCACAGCACTGCAACCACAGGATTACTCTACCACACAATGACCGATGAGGATCGGGCTTAGGTGAAGAGTTTCTGGGGTGATGAGTGCGTCATATCCTGCGAGCACGTTCAAAGGTTGGAGGCCAGCAGCTTGGAGCCACATCAGCATGAAGGCCGAGCAAATGACTTGATGATCGGTGAGACCTAGACGTTTGTGAAAGAGCATTCCTACAATGTCTTCATAGTCGTAGGGGTAGCCGATCTTGGAGTCCATGAAAGACATGGCTGCTTCGTATTGGTCGTCACTGACGGGGAGCTTGTAACACTTCTCGAAGGTGGGTTTGACCCAGTTCAAGGGGCGTGCTTGGACTCCTGTTCCAGAGTGGGCACCAACCCAGGATTGCCCATCTCGTGACAAACCTTCTGTGTGACAGAAGAGGGAGTCGGTCTGCCATGTGATGAGGCGAGAGATGAGATCTGGTTCATTGATGAAACGGATGGTGAGGGTTTTCATACTCGGTACTCTACCATAGACCGATTCCCATCAAGATGAAGAAGATACAGAATGCAATGAGTAGAATGTATCCGAAGATCTTTTTCATAGCTTGCTTTGCGAGATGTAGATCAAAGGTCTCCTCCAGAGGGATTGCTGCTGGGGTTGGTGCAAGGCGCCATGAGCTTTGCATAGGCTTCGTCGGAGATCGAGACTACAGGTTGTGGCTCGAACGGCTTGGTGGTCTTAGCAATGACAGTTTGAATCTGCCGAATTTGCTCAACCATATTGGGTACGTCTACTTTGGGTCTTTCCATTTTTGGATCTCCTTGTGAATTTGATAGAGATTATTTTGTTGGTTCCCAAACCGGAATTTGGGCATGGTTCTGCGTTACCCCTACCCCTTCTAGGAATCCTACTTGTGCTGAACTGAAACCTAGTCTAAAGTCTATTTAGGAATTTAGCAAATAGGAGGAGTATGGGATTCAAGATGAGCACATATATTGGCACGAAAACTATTCGTGCTATAACCATGACCAAAGGTGCCTACAACTTACTTCGTGGGTGGGAGCTGTCTCGCAATGACGATGCGGCCGAGGTTGGATACCTTGTCGAGTACACCGATGGAGGCAAACCTAACGTCGAAGGATTCAAGGGATATGTCTCGTGGTCGCCCAAAGATGTGTTTGAGCGCAGCTACAAAGTGGCCGATAGTTTCATCGATCGGCTGAAGATCGAGAGGGATGAACTCAAGGATAAGTTGGAGAAGTTGAGTGATTTTCATAACAGTGCGGCATGGGAATCCATTTCCTCAAGCCAGAAAGACCTGCTCATCGTCCAGCTTGGGCACATGACCGGATATGAGGCTGTGCTCTCCATGCGGCTTCTCGATCTCGAAGGCTATTGAACTGGAGGGGCCACTCAGTATATTTTAGAAGGGTGGCCCTTTCGAGGTAATTATGAGCGTAACGATTGAACAAGTCACCCGTGCCTTGCCAGCGAACCTTAAAGGTGCGGCCACTCAATCTTTAGTGGACATGATCAACAACTGCGTGGTCGATCCAATCATGGCCGAACAGGTCCGGGACAACTTCATGTCCTACACCAAAGTCTTGCAGGAAGGGAAGTTCAAGACTGAGGATTACCTGCACGCAGTCATTTATGTGAGCCATAAGCTCATGGGCATGTCGAATCAGGATGCCTACTTCGCAACTTTCCCCAACAGGTATCAGGCACTCGTCGCCAAGGGAACATCTACAAAGGACATCTCGGCTTACGTCTCGGCCTACAACAAAGGTAAGTTGGTGAACCTGATCCTGGAACAGACTCTTGTTCCAAGTTGGGTACTCAACCATGATGCTTACCAGAAGGCGATTAATACGCAGGTCGATCTGATGACCAATGCTGCCAGTGAACTGGTTCGGACACAGGCAGCCAACTCAGTGCTTACACATCTTGCCAAGCCAAAGGAAGCTGGGCCGCTCATCAATATAGATTTGAGGGAGAACTCAGGGATGAACGAACTCAAAGATATGTTAGTGAAGTTGGCAACTCAGCAACGTGACTTGATCACGGCCGGAGTGCCCACCAAAGTCATCGCTGAACAGACGATCATCGAGGGGGCTTAACTTGGCACTTATCAAACAGGAACTTGATGAATGGTTGAATCAGGTCGATTACAAAGATCTGAACTCAAACTTATATTTGCCGTCTGAGTTCGCCTTGACGTTCATGAACTTCATCAAGCTCGTCAATGGATCGATCGGGGAGTCACACAAGACTCCCCCGGTTCACCTCAAAATGCTCGACAAACTAGCCGAGCCGTCTACCTACATTGCCAACTTGGTTTTCCGTGGCGCCGCAAAGACGACGTTGTTCATGGAGTACCTCACTTTATTTTTGGCAGTGTTCCACACCATCCCAAATTTCGGTGACGTTGAGGGAATGATCTATGTCTCGGACTCGATTGAAAATGGTGTGAAGTCTGCACGCAAAAATATCGAGTTCAGATATAACTCATCGGACTTTTTGCAGCAATGGATTCCTGAAGCACATTTTACTGACACTTACATGGAGTTCAGAAATAAAAATGGGGATCAATTGGGTGTCAGAATGTTCGGTTCAAAGACCGGACTACGTGGAACCAAGATCTTTGGAAAACGACCGACCCTTGCAGTGCTCGATGATCTCGTGAGCGATGAGGATGCCAACTCCCGTGCTGCCATGATGACGATCAAAGACACTGTTTACAAGGGCGTGAACCATGCTCTTGATCCAACAAGAAGAAAGGTAGTCTTCAATGGCACACCTTTCAACAAGATGGATATTCTTATTGAGGCAGTCGAGTCTGGAGCCTGGGATGTGAATGTGTGGCCGGTCTGTGAGAAGTATCCCTGCACCAAGGAAGAATTTTCTGGTGCTTGGCCCGATAGATTCACCTATGATTACATCGCTGCTCAGTATAAAATGGCGGTAGAAACCGGCAAACTTGAGTCCTTCATGCAAGAGCTTATGCTTCGGATCTCGTCTGAAGAAGAACGGCTCGTACAGGAGACAGAGATTCGCTGGTACAACCGTGCAAAAGTGCTGGCAAACAAAGGTTCCTACAACTTTTACATCACAACCGATTTTGCAACTTCCAAGAAGCGAACGGCCGATGATTCAGCAATCTCAGTCTGGGCTTACAACTCGATTGGGGACTGGCTTTGGGTAGATGGCGTCTCTGAGCGGCAGACTATGGATGTGTCGATCAATGATCTTTTCCGTTTGGTTCAAGAATACAAGCCCCAGCAGGTTGGAATTGAGGTCACCGGGCAACAAGGAGCTTTCATCACTTGGCTCCAAGGTGAGATGATCAATCGAAACATCTGGTTTAACTTCGCCTCATCGGAAAAGAGTGGGGAAGCTGGAATCCGACCTATTACGGATAAGCTCGCTCGGTTCAATCTTGTTGTTCCTTGGTTCAAGTCTGGAAAGATGTACTTCCCGATGGAAATGAAGGTCTCTGTAATCATGGGCAAGTTCATGCAACAGATCCGACTGGCAACAAAAAATGGGTTGAAGGGTAAAGATGACTGCATCGACACCATTTCAATGCTCGGATTCTTGAAACCATGGAAACCCTCCGACGCTGTTCCTGAAGAAAACAAAGAATTTGATCTGTGGGATGAAGAGAAGACTCGTGAAATAAGTCCACTCGCCACCTACATAGTCTGAGGAGACATCCATGAATGTAGAAGATCTTTTTCGTGATCTGTCGCTGGGCGAACTCAGTAATTTGTCGATGGGAGTTGAGGGTGAAGGAACAATTGAGGAGCGGCATCAACCAAAGATCATTCGTCACACGAATGAGGGTTTGCTTCGACTCTATACCCGGTTCATCCTCAATGAAAAAGATGTCCTGATCGAACAGGTTGAGGCCGTCACCAACTACCATCTCAAGAAACAGTTTGCCGAATCTCATTGGGATGGTGAATCTGTGCCCTATCCTTATATTAAGGACATGGCCTCTGAACCTTTTGAGGAAGATGTAATCAAGATCCTCGAAGTCTATGATACTCTGGGTCGAAAACTGGTTTTGAACGACGAAGAGAATCGCAATTCACTTTTCACTCCCAAAGCAAATCTTTTACAGGTGCCGAGACCTGTTCCTGGTATATGCTTGGGAGTAAAGTATCAAGCCAAACACCGTCCAATACTCCTATCCAAGCTGGATGAGGAATTGGAACTGCCTGAGACCCTCTATGGTGCCTTGACTGCATTCATTGCTTGGAAGATCTACTCCAACTTGAATACGCAAGAAGCGGGTGCCAAAGCTCAAGAGTATGAAGCCCTCTTTGAGAGCATCTGCAACGAGGCGGTGATGACTGATGTGGTAAGCACCAGTATCGCCACCACTAACATCAAGTTTCACCAGAGGGGATGGCGCTGATCTATGGGAATGCAAAACACCTGTAACCCACTTCGTAACCCTTACTTCGATCGCCGAAATGAATTCTTCGGCCTTGAAGAATGTGGTACACACACCATGCTCATCGATAAGCTCATTGGCAACTCCTATGAGGTTGTGAAGTATGTTGCGATGCACATGGATATCATTCGGCATGTCTCAGCTAACATGCAAATGCTTTACAATTTGAGTATGGCTGGAACGATTGAATCGGTTGTTGTGGGGCCGATAATAACGTTCGATCTCACATCCTCGCCGATCATCGAAGTGGATCTGACTGAAAATGTGACTGAGACTCTTCTTACAAACGTCTCAATCACCTCTCCGGCACTGATCCTGGTTCGCATCAAACAGGATTCAGTCGGTGGGCATACTTTTGTGTGGCCTACCAACTTCCTGAGTCATGGCGACATCGACTTGACTGCCAATGCCATTAGTCAGCAGTTCTTTGCTCGGAACACTGACCTAACCTACGACATCTCCAGCCCTATGATGTTTCCACGAGGATAATGCCAATGCGAAGGATCGTTTTTACTCTCTTGTTTCTTCTGTCGTGTGCCTTTGGTTTGGCACAGACTCCGACTGTTCAGAGCGACACCAAAGTCAAAGGCACATTTGAAGTGACTGGGGCTGTGAAGTTTGATGGCAGTGTTTGCATCAACACAAACTGCATCACTATTTGGCCCACTGGTTCAGGCGGCATAACTCAACTCACTGGGGATGGTTTAGTGGGTCCGGGTTCGGGTTCGCAAGCCTTAACGCTAGCGACGGTCAACAGCTCGCCCGGCACATGCGGAGATACTACGCATGTATGCCAAGTGACCACGAATAATAAAGGACTCGTGACTGCTCAAAGCGCGGTTTCAATCACAGGTGGAGGCAGCTTCAACCCGGCATCCCCCGGCGTGATCGGTGGCACCACACCCAACGTAATCAACGGCACGAACGGCAATTTCTCAGGCACCTTTGCGGCTCCGACTGTGGTAGCCAACCAGTTCCATATACCCTATCCTTCAGGGCTCTCATCCCTGCTACCGTCGTCGTATGCAACTGATCCTCGCTTTTCTGGACTTGGCGCGAGAAAGGCTGTTACATTCAGCCTTTACAACTACGCTCAGTCTCACTCATATACCAGCTACCATAGTGCTGGCACTTCAATCCCTTTTGGATACTCGGCTGGCGGTCCTGGTACGGCAGACTGTACCGTACCATGGACAAGTGCAACGAAATGTTATCCGGCAATCGTTGCTACTTCGCTCGGTATAAGTGGCAGTGCTGTGACTGTTGAAGCTACTGCCGGCGACTCTAGCCAAGATGGTTGGTGGAGAGAACTTAACAACTTCACAGGCCCATCAGACTCGATGCTATCAATTAATGACGGTCAGACCAATGACATGCAGGGAGTTCAGCGCAATAGTTCGCCTGTCTCGTTGCCAATCGAGCCAGATCTTATTCAAACATGGATGGCTCGTGAAGAGTATTACTCGATTGATCCCGCAAACTGGTACGAGGCTACTGGCTCAACTTGCTCAGGTGGATCATGGACTGCCGACACCTACTATGGGACACATCCAGGGTGTCAGTCTCACACCATAAATGATGTGCTGACGTTTCCAGCGTGGCAATCTGTTACGGGCGGCGAACCTGTCACTGTGCTATATCGGGTATACAACCCGAACACGGGCAATGGTATTGTCTCTGGCACCTACACTTCCGGCATCACAGCAGTCGGCACCACTGGGCAGACGTGTAATCTGACCACATTTAACAACGGTAATGCAGGAGGCACGGCTACAGTAGCCTTGACCGGCACCAATACCATAGCAGGTGGCACGGCGCTGGTTATTACGAACACAGGAGGCGGAAGCACTTCTGCGGCAACATCAGCAACCGCTATCAATGGCACAGCAACCTGCTCAGGCACGGCCACTGTATCGGCTCCGACAGGGACTGCCGTTAAAAACGGTGCCACATTTGAAGTCCAGATTGGTGTAGGGAGTTCGAGTAGCGGTCCCTTTACACCAGCAGCAAGCGCCATCTTCAACACTGTAGTAACAGCTACGACTTTGAACTTCATCAATGTCACCGGCGCTAATGCTAACTCGACTGTGTTCCCTGCCGTGTTATCTAACTCATCTGTCGCGGCCAATCCCGGAACTGGAATTAGCAACTCGCTTTTCATTCCAACTCTTGGTAGCTGGTATCAGGTAACAGTCACCGTTCTTTCTGTGACAAACCCATTGAACAATTTCACGGTCATCGGAATGGGAACTGGAAGAGGGTTTGAATGCACCACCTGTAACATAAATACCGACGCTTGGCCAGCACAGGAATGGCATACCAGTATCCCAGCTACCAAAGACGGCTATCAGTGGGGCATCTGGCACCAACTCAACAATGATTTGGATACGGCCACACTCTACGATCAGCAGTCTGGTTTCTCTGTAAACAAACTCGATACATTGCCCTGCGAATCTGGCGACCCCAATGACTTTGACCCAACTAGCGTTCATCATTTCAATGCCGCCGGTCACGCTAAGGTTGCTAACTGTATCCTTAACAATCCAGTAACTAAAATTCCAGCGCCTACGTCTTCTTCGAGTGTCACTACAGTGAATGCTGCCGGGGGCACTTTTACAGGCACCATTACCGACACTGCCCTGCACATAGATCAGACGGGTCAACTCGCATCCCATTTCTTGGGGGGCATCGCCAGCACGTCTGTATTGTGGCAGTGTGATTCAACTCTGTCCATTGCATATCCCCCCACAAGCGCGGCGCGTTTTGTGGGTTGCGGAATTGCTGGCGGCGGTCACATTCACGATACGAAAAATTCTTATTACGATGGTTCGACTGTTCAGACGCAGACGGAAACTGAAACGTGGGGATCAAATCAAAGTGCGGGAGTTACCCCAACAGCATTCACCGATACGTTCAGTTACACGACTACGGCTGGTGCTGTGGTGCCTGTTCAGAAGGCTTGGAATGGGACTTCGGGCATCAACAACAATTGGACTATTAACAACTTCCATTTCACTTCGCCGGGTAACACAACCTACGCTGGTTTTGGGTATGGTTCTGGGGTGGCTTCGTCCCCAACGCTTAGAACGGAAGGGGACTGCTGGAACAACAATTCAACCCATCGGGTCACTTGCCGGATCAACAGTGTAGATCAGCAAGAGGCGTGGGTGTCTGACATTCCGGGCGTGGCGGCGGCGGCTGAGGTTATACCTCTAGTCGCCTTCAATAGCACGGCGGGATCTGTGATCCCGAACGGTTCGACCGAAATGTACTCGTACAATTTCCCGACGGCCATCAATTTGGGCCACCTCGGAGTGCGAATAACTACCGCTGACAACACGGGCACGAATCTTTACGACATCGGCGTGTATTCGCTCGGATTTGGGACAGGCACGAGTGGATCGCTGTTAGCTCATACTGGCCCGATTGCCGGAACCACGTTCGCTCCAGCTACAGGTTTTGTGAGTGAGGCGATGACCTCATCCGTGTTACTTGTGCCGGGCACTTACCTGATTGCCGTCACCAGCAATTGTGCGAGTTCTTGCGCGGCGCTGGCTGCGTCACCAAACACGATAGGGATCAGCAGATTTGGGAGTACGGGTTCGGGGACGGGAGGGACTCTTCCCAGCACGATAATTCCAGCGTCCTTTAGTCCTAACTTCTCCAGCAATATATGGGGCATGACCGCCTTCCAATAAACCGTAATGTGACGGTGTTCTAGGCAGCACCCGCCACACTAGGACTTAGTTCTAAGAGAGGACATCATGACTATTCCATCTTACGTTTCACTTGAAGATGTCTCCCGACTGGATCACGAAGATCGATCCAGTCGTGTCATTCACGATGATCACAGGGAGCAGGCGCCTTATGAAGTCGCTGTCAATCCTGCGGTTCTAACCTTTGGCAGTTTCTCGATTGGTGCTCAGTCGGCCTACCAAACCATCACGGTGCGAAACATCGGCTACCTGCCCATACCTATTGTGGCAGTGACGGCAGTCGGTGAAGATTTTGTTGCATCTAACGATGCACCGTTGATCTTGCAACCGGGAATTTCTTTCTCAATCTTGGTCATGTTTGCTCCACGTACAGGGGGAACTTGTTCTGGTGGTGTCTATATTGATGTAGACATCAAAGCTCGTGGAGAAAGGTTCGTTCAATTCAATGGAACTGGTGTTTCATAACCAAGGAGTAGCATGATTATCAAACTCAACATTGATGGAGTTGATTATGCGGTGACGGCTATTGTGCCGTTGCCGCCTCCTCCTGTTGCATCACCAACAGGTTTGTTTCTCATCCCTTCCGGTGTAACTCCTACCATTGTCGATCTGGATACCCTCGATTGGCTGAGTGAGAAAGACACAGGCACTCCCGGAACCGCAACAGGAACGACTTCCTACCCTGTCGCCATTGGTGGACGAACAACTGCTCGATTGTTCACCAGTGACTTCACCAGTTTTGGTGGTTATCGCCATCATGTTCACTATGCCAACGATGAAATGGCCGATCATTTCATCTACGCTGGTGACCTCTACATTGATTCAATCCAGCCGATCGCACAGTTGGAACTTGACAACAATCAAGTCACGACTGATGGCTCAACTTATATTTTTGGATCCCAGATGAACATGAATGACAAATCCTGGGATATATGCTCGACCGATGGAAAGAATTGCCACTGGAACGGTTCAACTTTGATTGCTGATCCGTCGAAGTTGCTTGTTGGTGAGTGGCTTCACTTTGAGATCATGTCTCATCGTGATTCCGCTGGCAACGTGACTTACGATGCAATCAACTTCAACGGCACAACTACTCTCATTGGCAAGACTTACCCATCCTCCCTCAAGTTGAATTGGAGTTTGGGTGCTTGCCTCGTCAATCTGCAACTGGGAGGCAATGGAGCCGCTGGTTCCATCAAACTCTACGGCAGTAACATGCAGGTCGCTCGTTGGTAAGGTAACTTTTCCACTCCCCTCAAACATAAATTCTGCTTGAGGGGAGTAGAAGATGCTATATTGAGACTAAATTTAGGTCTTATTGGGGTGAAAAGAATGAAGGTGTTGAGTCCTGTCTTGCTTCTGGTTGCCCTTTTGACCTTTCCAGTAGGTGGAGCCACAACAAATTTTCAAATTGATCGTTCACCAATCCCAAATAGGCCATATCCTACTATTCAACAGAATCAATCACGTTCCATCAGCAATGAGGAACGGATTTTGTTGCTGGAACAGGAATCTGCTCAACAGGATGCCGCTGAAAAAGCCCTTGATGATCGCATGACTCAACATGTCGATGATATTTTCAAATCTCAGGGTTTCCAAACTGAACAGATCAACCAGCTTGAATCGAGGCTCGAAGTGGTTTATCGATTCGGAGCACTCATCGCATTTGTGCTGACCCTCAGTGTTCCATTTTTTCTTTGGATCATGAATAGAGCACAATCTCACAACCGCAACATTTCGACATCGATCTCTACCCTTATGGCAGACGTTCAGGAAATTAAGATCGTTGCCAACATCCGAAACGCATCACAAACAGGTCGGAGAAAAACCGACAAGGACAATGACGAGGACACAGAGATATGTCTTACCTAAGCACTTGGCTCAAGAGCAAGAACATCAGTGCTCACAGCACTGTCATCGTGATTCTGGCGATTGCCGGATACATCACAAACAGTCAGACGGCTCAGACGTGGTTACTTAACAACCTGAGTACCCACATCGTTTTCGCAACAGGCATCATCAGTCTCGCTGGGATCATCTTTCGTTATTCCAAGAGCAGCACTGCTCAATCGACTGTTCAGCAGGCCCAGCAGCTTCTCGGCCTGATTACCACGCCGACTGTGCCTGCTCCTGTTCTTCTGTTGGATCCAACTGAAAAGGTTGAGACTGGTTCGGTGGCAAAGGCCGTGGTACCTCTCTTCCTGCTATTTGCTGTGACCATGTTCCTGTGTGGCTGCCCTGCTTCAACGGGAATGACCCAGACTCAGCTTCAGAAGGCTGCCACTGCCTCTCAGCAGGCCATGATTGTCGTGCAGGGATTCGCTCAGGGCGAGACTCTGGCCTACAACCAGGGGAAGACCTGCCTTGCGGTCGCAACGACTCCAGCAGCGACCTCTGCGTGTGTGGTGATCTCGGATGCTGATCATCTCTTCATTCAGCAGTCTGTGGTCACTATTGCCACTCTGGATCAGACCACCAATACTTGCATTGGAGCGGCTGCAACTTCGACAGCGGCTGCGACCTGTGCCAATACAGCCATTGCGACCATCACTCAGTTGCAGGTTGACGGCGCTTTGAAGATCAAATCACCGACAGCCCAGCAGGATTTCTCGCTGGCTCTGATTGGAGCCAAAACCGCTTTGGTCACCATCACGACTTTACTTGGAGGTAGTTAATTGGACCCAGTAGCAATCGCACAACTCGCAGCCCTTGGGATTCAGATCTTTGGGCAAATCTACTCCGGCATTCAGGCTTCACATGCCGATGAACTCAAACCCCTTTCAGATATACTGACAGCAGCGACGGCAGTCGATACCTCAGTAATAGCTTCCGCTCAGGCTGAGATTGCCAAGCTGACCAAGGCGTAATTCTGAAACTGATTGTGGCGTGGGCTAAGGCTCACGCCACTTTTTCGAGGTGAGATATGGATCCAAAACTAAAAGCATTTCTCGATCTCATTGCGTGGTCCGAAGGGACTCATGCAGGGCTTGATAACGGCTACGGTGTGATTGTCTCTGGGGTTGACGGTCCCAATACCTTCACCGATTACACTGACCACCCTTTTGTAAAAGGACGACCGGGCATCATGGTGCGGCGACCAACAATCCTTTATCCGACTGGATTGTTCTCTACAGCCTCCGGTCGCTATCAACTTATGTTGCGGTGGTGGTTGCCTTACAAGATAAGTTTGAAGTTGAAAGACTTCAGTCCAGCATCTCAGGATACTGTTGCCATTCAACAAATTCGAGAGAGAAAAGCAATTTCCTTGATTGAAGTTGGTAACATCACAGCAGCGATCCAAGCATGTTCAAATATCTGGGCCAGTTTCCCCGGAAATACCTATGGTGAGGGGGGGAAGAATTTGACAGCTCTGCTTGCCCAATATGGCAGTCTTCTACCTCAATCTCAAGTTGATGGTAATATTGTTCTTGGTTCCACAACCCAAGTTTAGAGTGAGGCATCATCATCATGGCCGAAACCGAAGAAGAAAGTTTTCAGCTTCAGAAGACCGCCAGTGGCGAGAAGTTGACTGATTGGAAAAACGAACCAACTCTTGAGACATTGAAGCAAGATTTGGAATCGTCAAAGCCATTCCATGACACTCATCTGGCTCGTATTCGGACATGGAACAATCTTCTCAAAGTTGAGGGCGAAGCCAAACCACCCAAGGTCAAAGGGCGTTCTTCAGTTCAGCCCAAGCTCGTTCGTCGTCAAGCAGAGTGGCGTTACTCTGCTCTGACTGAACCATTTCTGGGATCGACGAAACTATACTCTGTCGATCCAGTTACATTTGAAGACGAAGACGCAGCTACACAGAATGAACTCGTTCTCAACTGGCAGTTCAGAACCAAACTGAATCGCATCAAGTTCATTGACGATTATGTGCGTGCTGTTGTCGATGAAGGCACCTGCATTGTTCGTTTGAGTTGGAAGCGTATCACCAAGATGGTGATGAAGCCCACACCTGTGTGGGATCATTATCCAATTCAAAATCAGCAGCAGATGCAACTTCTTCAACAGGCAATCGGACTGAAGCAGGACAATCCTCGTGGCTTCGATGAACAGGTTCAACCTGACATGAAAGCCTCAGTCGATTATTATGAGGAAACACAGCAGCCTACGATTGCAGTTCAGAAGTGTATGCAGGATGTAGAGACAGAGATTGTCATTGAGAATCATCCCTGCGTTGAAGTTCTCAATCCTGCCAATGTCTACATCGATCCGAGTTGTGGCAATGACTTTGACAAGGCTCTGTTTTCGGTTATCTCTTTTGAGACCAACAAAGCTGAGTTGGAAAAAGACTCGATCAAGTACAAGAATCTGGATAAGGTTGATTGGGCGAACAATACCCCACTCACTGATGCCTTTCACGTCTCACAAACTCCTGATACATTTCACTTCAAAGATGCAGCCCGTAAAAAGGTTGTGGCCTATGAGTATTGGGGATTCTTCGACATTGAAGACAACGATACTCTCGTACCCTTTGTTGCGACCTGGATCGGAAACACCTGCATTCGGATGGAAAAGAATCCCTTCCCGGATGAGAAGATTCCTTTGGTATTGGTTCCGTATTTGCCGATCAAACGGCATGTCTACGGTGAGCCTGATGCAGAACTTCTGTCAGACAACCAAGCTATCTTGGGAGCAGTTACCAGAGGCATGATCGATTTACTGGGTCGATCGGCCAATGGGCAGCAGGGCTTTGCCAAGGGAATGTTAGACCCCTTTAACCGTCGCCGATATGAAGCTGGACAGGATTATGAGTTCAACCCAAATCAGAATCCAACAAACAATCTGATTGAACACAAATATCCTGATATCCCTCAATCGGCAATGACAATGTTGAGTCTTCAGAACCAAGAGGCAGAAGCCCTGACCGGGGTGAAGAGTTTTGCTGGTGGAATCTCCGGTGAAAGCTATGGCGACATCGCTGCAAGTGCTCGTGGCGCCATGGATGCAGCTTCCAAGCGAGAGATGGCAATCCTTCGCCGACTCGCAAAGGGTATGCAGGACATCGGAACCAAGATCATAGCCATGAACTCTGAATTTCTCTCGGAAGAGGAAACAGTTCGTGTGACCAATGCCACCTATGTCAAAATCAAGCGTGAAGATCTCAAGGGTAACTTTGACCTTGAAGTGGATATCGCTACGGCCGAAGTTGATGATGCCAAGGCAAAGGATCTAGGCTTCATGCTTCAAACTTGTGGTCCGGCTGCCGGTCCTCAGATCATGATGATGATTCTGGCTGAGATTGCAACTCTCAAGCGTATGCCTGCTTTGGCTCACAAGCTCCAGACGTATCAGCCACCGCCTC